AGAGGAAAGATGAAATACTTTAGTTGGTTTATGAAATCACGAAATAAGTTTGCTACTTGTAGAGGTGTTGATGAACATGATTACTATGATGAATGGTCAGGCAAATTCAAAACATTTAAATCTAAACAATGGACAGATCAAAAAGGTTTTCCATGTTATAACTTTTGGGATATTGATAGTGAACACCCAAGAACGGCAGTAAACTATTCTGTAAGGAAAGCATGATCTGTATTCCAACAACATTATTAATCATAATAATTGCACCGATTGTTATCGGTGCAATTTATTGGAGAGGAAAGCATGACTTATAATTGGTGCCATGGTCCACATTGCCACCAACAATCCACTCAATCAAGAGTGCGAGGGAGTGGCGATAATAAAGTTTTAAGAACTATTAAGATAAAACAAGATAGTGAATATCTAAGAGAGAGCGTATTCTCTCATTTTTGTAATCAGCGTTGTTTAATGGATTTTATTAGATTACATAAAGATAGAATAGTTGCACTCGCACCAAGGCGCGAGGCGCTCGAAACACGAATCAAGGTTGAGAAAGAACAACTCAAAGACTACTACAATAATCCGTATACAAGGAAAAGAATAACAACGGTTGACAATGCTTGATCTATCCCATATGATCCAGGACATGAAAACAAATACAGACAATAGAACAGAAGAAAGAAAGAACAGATTCAATGGTGAATCTGTTATGCTAACTAAACAAGAGGCAAGAATACATGATGAACTATTCTTGTGTGAAATCATGGCAACATTAGAAGACAAGACATTAGGCACAGGTGCAAGCAAGCATTGGGACACAATGCGTAAGCACTTGAATTGGTTTAGACAACACAATGCCAAAGCTTATATGGTTCTGTTAGACTAGTCATCAACCCAAGCACGGGCGCGCAAGCGCCCCTGCTCCCCCCATCAATAGAGGTACCAAACCCAAATCCAATTAAGTTCGAAGAAAAAAGATCGATCCCCTTTAAATAAAAAAGGGGTCCCACTACTCTGGGTTGAATTGCTTGATTTAGACAGTCAATGGTGGTAAAAACATGTTCAACATCCTATAAGGATGCGAAAAATTTTTAAAAAATTTTGTATGAATTTGGATAATATAGACATTCGTAAACTCCCCTCAGACGTTCGTAAAAAATTTCTTCAATTGCAAGTGATGCATGCAGAGAAAAAAATTCAAAATAAAGCCAAAGAAGATTTTTTAAGCTTTGTTAAGTGTGTTTGGCCCGAGTTCATTGAAGGTGCGCACCATAGACATATAGCAAAAAAGTTCAATGACCTTGCAACTGGTAAGATTACACGACTAATTGTTAACATGCCGCCTAGACATACCAAATCAGAATTTGCATCTTTCCTACTTCCTGCGTGGATGGTGGGCCGTAATCCAAAATTAAAGATCATTCAAGCAACTCACACAGGTGAACTTGCCATTCGTTTTGGACGTAAAGCAAAAAACTTAATTGATAGCCCAGATTATCACAAAATTTTTCAAACTAGATTACAAGAAGACAGTCAAGCTGCAGGAAGATGGGAAACCGCCCAAGGCGGCGAGTACTTTGCAGCTGGTGTTGGTGGAGCAATCACAGGAAGAGGTGCGGATTTACTAATTATTGACG